GACGCTAAAGACCGCGAGAATCCGCTAGCCACAGAATTTTACATGCGAAGGGTGCCGCTACCATAGGAGGCCACATGGCAAGCCAAGTAGAGATCGCTAAGCACCTCGACCTGACCATCCGGCCGGTGCGGGACATGATGACCGACGGACGCATCCCTAAGGGTGGAAGCCTCGACGAATGCCGGGTGGCCTACATCCGACACCTCCGGGAACGCGCCGCTCGATGGGTGCAACCGAACGAGGGATCCGATCCCCCCACCGGCGAGCTCGAACTCCAGAAGACCCGCCTCACCAAGGCCCAGGCCGATGAGAAGGAACTCCAGGTCAAGGCCCTCCGGGAGAGCCTCATCCCCGCCGAAGAGGTCGAACTCGAGTGGTCGAGCATGATCGCGAACGCTCGAGCAAAACTTCTCTCGCTCCCCTCAAAAGCGGCTTCGCAGGTCTTGGCGGCGAAGGACCGGATAGAGGCCGAAGAAATTCTCCGAACGATGGTCAATGAAGCGCTCGCCGAGCTGGCGCAGGGAGGCGAGGATGAAGCAGATACGAGCCCTGAGAGTGAAAACCTCCCGGGTTTGGACACCACCGCCCCGCCTGACGGTCAGCCAGTGGGCAAACGAAAACCTGAAACTAAGCGCCGAGGACAGCTCGGAACCGGGCCAGTACTCCAGCGCGAGAGCACCGTACCAAACGGGGATCATGGACGCAATAGGCGATCCCCGGGTCCGAGAGTTGGTGGCAAAAACTAGCGCCCAGATCGGTAAGACCCTGATCATCAAGTGTATCCTCGGATACCACATCGACCAGGACCCCGCTCCGATCCTCGTGGTTCAACCCACCATCGACATGGCCGAGGCATTCTCGAAAGACCGCCTGGCGCCAATGATTCGGGACACCCCGGCATTGCGCGGCAAGGTTGCGGACGTCAAGAGCCGAGACTCCGGAAACACCATCCTCCACAAGGTTTTCCCGGGTGGCCATATCACCATGGCCGGCGCCAACTCTGCCGCCTCTCTGGCCAGTCGCCCTATTCGAGTTGCTCTTTTCGATGAGGTTGACCGCTATCCGGTCAGCGCGGGATCCGAAGGTGACCCTGTAAATCTGGGGAAAAAGAGAACTGCAACCTTCTGGAATAGAATCATCGCCCTGTTCTCCACCCCGACGACGAAGGGGGCGAGCAGGATTGATGACGCCTACGAGGCCAGCGACCAGCGCCGCTATTTCGTCCCCTGCCCGCATTGCGGCCACTTCCATGTCCTGGTATGGGAGAACGTGGTCTTCGAGGAAGGGCACCCCGAGGGGGCGAAGATGGCTTGTCCCGGATGCGGGGAGCTCATCGACGAGATCGACAAGCCCAGAATGCTCCGGGATGGACGATGGGAAGCCAGCGCGCCTTTCAGAGGGATCGCCGGATTCGCCATCAGCGAGCTTTACTCCCCCTGGAGAACCTGGGCGGATATGGCCTCGGACTACGAGAAGGCCAAGGGCCATCCCGAGCAGATGAAGACCTTCGTCAACACCTCGCTCGGTGAAACCTACGCAGAGACCGGCGAGGCCCCGGAGAGCCAGCGCCTATATGACAAGCGCGAGACCTACAAGACCAACACGATCCCCGCGGGCGTCGTCTTTCTCACCATGGGCGTCGACGTGCAAGGCGATCGCCTGGAACTCGAGATCGTCGGATGGCATCGAGACAAGAGCAGCCACTCCGTCGACTACCGGGTGATCGTCGGGGACACCAGCGACGAAGGCCCGGACGGTCCCTGGGCTGAGCTGGCGAAAGTCATTCAGATCGAGCAGTGGGAAACTGAAGCAGGTCCTTCGATGCCCCTGCGATATACGTGCGTCGATTCCGGGTACCGCACCACGATCGTTTATAACTTCTGCCGGAAGATGGGCATGGCGCGCTGCGCTCCCACCAAGGGCCAGGAAGAACAGGCGATGGTCATCTCCTCTCCGAAGACCCTCGACCGCCGGAAGGACGGCAAAGCAATCCGGGGCGTCAAGCTATATTCGGTCGGCGTCTCAGTCTGCAAGGCCGAGCTTTACTCCTGGCTGAAAATGGATAAAGACGAGAATGGCGGCAATCCTCCGGGCTACTGCCACTTCCCCGAGTACGAACTCCGGTACTTCAAGGAGCTTACCTCGGAGCAACTCATGATCCAGGTCGACAAGCGAGGATTTCCGAAAAGCGTTTGGCAAAAGAAGGCCGGCGTCCGAAATGAACCCCTCGACTGCCGAGTCTATACCCGAGCCGCGGCGGCGATCGTCGGGATGGACCGATGGAAGGAAAAAGACTGGGACGCCCTGACCACCCAGAAGGCCAAGGTAACACCGAAACCCAAGCCGGCCACCGCGCCGACACAACCGGAACAACCGAAACAGCAAGCACCACAGAGGCTTCAAGCGCCCCCCAAGCGCAAGAAGTCTTCTTTTATTTGACCCCCTCGGCAGGCCTCCGTAGAGCGCCTTGATAAGGCCGAATCCTCGTCGGCGGCGCGTAGGTACATGTGCACCGGGCCTTAATCTCTGGGGTCGCCGAGGAGCCGAGAATTTTACGAAAGGAGGGCGCCATGGCCGTTACTCGAGAAAAACTTGAGGCCATCGAAGATGCGTACTACCAGGGCGTTCTGTCTCTCGAATATGGGGACAAAAAGCTAACTTATCGATCTGCGGAAAAAATGAAGCAAATCATCAACGAAATGCGCCGATCCCTGGGGCTTTCGACCGGATCCACCCGGAAATACTACGAAACTGGGAAGGGGTTGTCCTGATGAGTTGGCTTGAAAGAACGATCGAGACCGTATCTCCAAAGGCCGCCTACCTCAGAAAGCAATATCGGGCCGCCGGAAAGATGCTCGAATCCCAGGGAAAGCGCTCCTACGATGGGGCTGCCTACGGCCGACGCGGGGCGAAGAAGATGGTTTTCGGCTCGGCAAACACCGAGAACGAGACCGCCGTGGCCCGTCTCAGGGGAAATGCCCGCGACATGGCCCAGAACAACGCCTGGGCCGTCCGAACCCTGGACGTGATCGTCTCCAACGTGATCGGTACCGGCATCCGATGCCAGCCCCAGGCAAAGGGAAAAGGAAAACTCGCCGCCATCTCCAAGCTCTGGACGGATTGGGCCGAAACCACCGCCTGCGACTTCGACGCTCTGAACGATTTTTACGGCCTTCAGCAGCTCGTACTCGAGACGGTGGTACGAGATGGATCGGCGATCATCCGGTATCGAAGGATCGCGCCGGCCCTCGTCCCCCTGCAGATCCAGGTGCTCGAGGCGGACTTCCTCGACATCACCAAACAGAGCGGGGAGGGGAAAAACAGGGTCATCCATGGAATCGAAGTCGACGACGAGGGGCGCAGGGTTGCCTTCTGGCTGTACGAGCAGCACCCGGGCGACCAGGGCTGGCTTGGAAGGCTCACCCGGAAATCAAATCGAATCCCCGCCGACCAGGTGCAGATCATCTTCCGACAGCACCGCGCCGGCCAGCTCTACGGGGTTTCCTGGCTCTCCCCGGTGATGCCCCACCTCCGGGACCTCGACCAGTACGAAGACGCCCAGTTGGTCAAGCAGAAAATCAGCGCTTTCTTTGCTGGCTTCATTCATGACGCCACCGGGGGGGACGATAGTCCTGCATCTGCAGCCGAGTCCGAATTGCCCGAGAAGATCGAACCCGGGGCGATCGAGCTACTCCCCCCTGGAAAAGACATCACCTTTCCCAATCCGCCCACCGTCGACGGATTCAGCGAACACGAGCGAACGGTGCTTCGAAAGATCGCGGCCGGAGTGGGCATCACCTACGAGGCGCTATCCGGCGATTACTCGCAGGTCAACTTCTCCTCCGGGCGAATGGGATGGATCGAGTTCGGCCGGAACATCGAAAAGTGGCGCTGGCGGATGTTTATCCCCCAGTTCTGCGCCTCGTCCTGGGAGAAGTTCAAGGAAGCGGCTTCGGTTGCCGGAAACGACTTCTCCGGCGTGACCGCCCAGTGGACGCCCCCCCGGAGAGAGTTAATCGATCCGGTCAAGGAGATCCAGGGGATCGTGCTCGAAATTCGCTCGGGTCTCACCTCCTGGAGTGAGGCGGTACGAGAGCGAGGATATGACCCCGCCGCCATGCTCATCCAGATCGCCGCCGACGCGAAGGCCTGGGACGCCGCTGGTTTGATATTCGACTGCGACCCCAGGAAGACCACCCAGCAGGGGCAACCCCGCGACAAGGCGCCCACCACAGCACCCGCCACCGACAAGGGGCAAGGAGGTTAATCGATGCCCACCATGAAGATCCCTAAGCAGCAGATGCGGGCCGAATTCATGCCCGCAACCTACAACGCAGAGAAGCGCACGATTGACCTCTGTTTCACCACCGGTGCAACGGTATTTCGACGTAGTTGGTACGAGGACTACAACGAAGAATTAGTGGTCACCCCCGAGGCCGTGAGAATGGACCGCCTAAACAGCGGCGCCCCCCTGCTCAATAGCCACTACTCGGTCAATCTTTTCGGCGTGATGGGAGTGGTTGAGAGAGGGTGGATCCAGGATGGGAAGGGGTATTGCACCGTCCGCTTTTCGGAGCGTGAAGATGTGGCACCCTTCATCCAGGACGTGATCGGCGGAATCATTCGAAACGTCTCGGTAGGCTACCAAGTCCACACCTTCGAGAAAATCGAGAACGCCCAACAGAAAATCCCCACCTATCGCGCCGTTGACTGGGAGCCGACTGAAGTCTCCCTGGTACCGGTTGGAGCCGATGCCGGGGCTGGCGTCCGTTCGCAGCAGGACCCGGAGACCTACGAGGTCGAAATCTTCACCAGCGAAAGCGCACCCCCCGCCGTTCCCGGCGGTCACGAAAGGAAGGAAAACAGCATGACCACTCCCGCCCTTCGGAACGGCGCCCCCGAGCCCGTTCCCCCCGAAGCCACCCGCACCGCTCCCGCCGCCCCCGTTGTCGACGTGGACAAGGCCCGCTCCGAAGCCGTCGAAGCCGAGCGCAAGCGAAGCATCGAGATCCGCACCATCGTCCGCTCCGCCAAGCTCGCCGAAACCCGCGCCGATGAATTCATCAACTCGGGAGCCACCGTCGACGCCGTCCGCAAGGTCGTCATGGACGAGTGGGTTGCTCAGGACCAGGCCCGCACCGCCTCCGCCGGCAACATCTCCGTCACCCGGGACGCAGCCGACACCACTCGCACCGCGATGGAGACCGCCATCATCCTGCGCGTCAATCCTTCCGCCACCCTGAAGCCGGAGGAGATCGAGATGGCCCGGCAGTTCCGCGGCCGTTCCCTGATCGAGATGGCCCGCGAGTCCCTCGAAGCCGGCGGACTAAACACCCGCAGCATGAGCCGCCTGGAGATCGCCTCCGCCGCCCTCAGCCAGCGCATGCACACCACCAGCGACTTCCCCCTCATCCTGGCCAACGTGAGCAACAATCGCCTGCGTCAGTCCTATGAGCAGGCCCCCGGCACCTACCAGCGCTGGGCCACCCGCGCCCCCAATGCTCCCGACTTCAAGCAAATGGCCGTCCTCGCCCTCGGTGGCGCACCCTCGCTCGAACTCATCGCCGAAGGCGCCGAGTACAAGATGGGCACCATGGCCGAAACCCGCGAAGTCTACTCGATCCTGACCTACGGGAAGGCGATCGTCTTCAGCCGTCAGATGCTCATCAATGATGACCTCAGGGCCTTCGATCGCGTCACCACCGGATTCGGTGCCTCTGCCCGTCGCCTGGAGAATGGCCTGGTTTACGCCCAAATCACCGGGGCGTCCGTCCTGGCCGATGGCGTGGCACTGTTTGAGGCCAGCACCCACAAGAACCTCGCTGGAGCAGGGGCCATCGCAGTCGCCACCCTCGGGGCTGGTCGCACCGCGATGCGTCAACAAAAGGACCTCGACGGTGTGACCCCGCTCAACATCGCCCCGTCCTTCCTCATCGTTCCGACCGCGCTCGAGCAAGTGGCCTACCAGTACACTAGTTCCCAGTTCGTTCCCAGCCAGTCGAGCAACATCAACGAGTTCCGCGCCGGCGGCAAGACCGCCCTGGAAACCGTGGTCGAACCCATCCTCGACGTCTCCTCCGCTTCGGTCTGGTACCTCGCCGCCGACGGATCCATGGTGGATACCGTGGAGTATTGCTTCCTCGACGGCAACGAGGGTGTCTTCCTCGAGAGCGAGATGGACTTCGACTCCGACGGAATGAAGATGAAGGCCCGCCTCGACTTCGCCTCCAAGGTCATCGACTACCGCGGCCTCTACCGCAACGGCACCCCCTAAGACCTGATCCAGTAACCCACCAAGGGGACGATCGCTTGATCGTCTCCTTTTCCTTTGAAGGAGGAACGCCTACCATGGCAAAAAATATCATCGCCTGCCCCGGCCTGTGCCAGTCCATCATCTGTACCAATCCGACCACCCCCGCCTCCGGAGGCCCCGTGCGCTATGGCACCCTCACCGGGATTGCCTTGACCAACGAGGGCGAGGACGGCAACGCCGCCGGCTACACCACCGTTGACTTCGGCTTCATGCTCGTCGCTCTCAGCGTGGCGGCCATCAATGAAGCTGGAAACTCGGCCGTCGCCGTCGGCGACCCCCTGTTCTACGTCGACGCCGACACCCCGCATATTTCGAAAAAGGCAACCGGTTACTTCTTCGGCTTCGCGATGGAGGCCATCGAGTCCGGCGCCACCGCGACCATTAACGTGCTCCACGTGCCCTCCCCCGGAGCGGGCACCCTCGGCACTGGCACCATCGTTGCATCCAACCTCGCCGCTGATGCCGTCGAGACCGCCAAGATTCTCGACCTCAACGTCACCACCGGCAAGCTCGCCAATCTGGCCGTCACCGCCGCCAAACTCGCAGCCGACGCCGTGGAAACCGCGAAAATCAAGGCGCTCAATGTGACCCCGGCCAAACTGAGCGCCGTCGCCAACAACAACGCACTGGCGGTCCCCCTCGGCACCGCTGGTGCCGTCTCCGCCACCCTCGGCCTCGCCGTGGTGCTTCCCGTGGCCTGCACCATCAACTCAATCCAGATCGTCACCAAGGACGAGGTGACCGCTAACGACACCAACTACTGGACCCTCATCGCCACCAACAAGGGTGCGGACGGCACCGGGATCGGCGCAGTCGGAGCCAAGACCACCAAGGTTGCCGGCGGAGCCTCGATGCTGGCCTACACTCCTTGGACCATCGGAACGATCGACCCGACTGCCGGTGTTTTTGTCGCCGGCGGCGTCCTGCACCTGGCCCTGGCCAAATCGGCCTCCGCGACCGCCCTGGCCGAGGCTTCCCTGATGATCGACTACCTGCCCAGCTAGGCAATGCCCGAGCCCCTGGGGGAGCAATCCTCTGGGGGCATCTGATTTGGAGGGACTGATGAACACCACTCGATGAGGAGGTGATCCAAATCTGCCCGCCCTGAGGCTCAGAGGGGCATGGAGCAACCGATGAACGAACAGAAAAACTGGCAGCACCTCGGGGTGCGCGCCATCAACCAGGCCGGACCCGTCGAGGTGACCCCCGGATGCCGCCTCTACCGGCACGGCGAGGATCTGGTCCTCAATGCCAACCCCAGCGGAACCCCCGCAGGTATCGCGGACGAGTCGCTCTTCCCCGGGGAGGGTCGCATCATTCGCGTCCTTCCCATCCCCCCGGAGCCCATCGCGGAGGAGAAACCCCGCAAGGGGGGCGGCGATGGCAAGTCCGTTTGATGCCCTCGCCGCTACCGCCTTCGGCGTCATCTCGAATGCCCTCGGTGAACCGGCCTCCTGGGGTGGACTGACCGGCCAGGTCCTCTATCAGGAGCCCTCGACAGAGCAGCGGATCGGAAACGTCGACTACGCCCCCCTGGAGCCATCCTGCGAGTACAAGGCCGAAATCTTCCCCGGGCTCAAGGCCGCCGTCGACGCCGGGGCCACGCTCGAGGAAATCACCATCGGGACCACCGTCTACTACGTCCGAAAAGTCGAGGCCATCCAGGACGGCAAAGCCTGTAAGGCCACGCTGAAGAGGAAGCCATGATCAATCGGGAAGCCATCGAAGACGCGATAGTGGCGAGAATCAAGGAAACTTTCGCGATCATCGACGTCGACGTAATCCCCCTCCCCGATACCGAGGAGGAAATGGACGTTCCCTTCGCGCGCGGACGCATCACCGTGGCCTATTGCTCCAGCGACTTCGGGGATCCCTTTTTCGCCGGAATGGCCAACGTCGTCTCGTTCTCCCAGAAGCAAGAGCCAGAGATCCAGATTGCGATCGAGTCCCGAAAACGCCGGGGCGATGCCTCGATATTCGCCTATCTCGATCTCGCCGAGCGACTTCTCAAGGGATTCCGGCCCATTGGAAACGATCCGAATGCCTGCGGAAAGCTTTACCCTGCGGGCGACCACCACATCTCTCGTGAAAAAGGAACCTGGACACACGTCCTCATCATGCGATTTGCGGCCGACTCGAAGGAGCCGGCTGACTACTTCACCGTCAACCCTCCCGCTCCATAGAAAGGCAGGTAAACCGCCATGGCTGATGCCAGACTGGCTCAAACCCTCATCAACCAGGACTCCGCTCGCGTCGGGGTCTTTTCCTTCGAAGTCGCCCCCTTCGCCATTCACGCCAAGGCCGAGCGGATCGCCGACCCCTCCACGATCTTCCAACCCCTCGGCATCATCGACCCCATGAGTTTCAAGGGCGAATTCAGTCGTGAACTCCTTGATCTCTTTCTCGGAATGCCCAAGACCAAAGCCAAATCCTTCGTCATCGGGCAGTCCGGGAACGTCGAATTCTCCTGGCTCGAATACAACGCCGGGACGATCGAACTCGTGGCCGGCGGCCACCCCGTCATCCGGACCACTTCCGGAGCAACCACCATCATCGCTTCCCCCGTCCCTACCGTCTCCGTCTTCACCGTGACCACCCTCCCGGTCGGAACCGCTACCGGGAAGTACATCTCGGTCACCTATGCATCCGGCGCAATGTCCGGTCAGACGGTGGATCGGAAGGTCCTCTCCGTGGCTACCGCCGCCATCACCCTGCTCGATCCCCTCCCGATCGCTCCCACCACCGGGGACGCCGTCGCGCTCTTGACCGACTGGGACCAGGCCGTCGGCGGAATCGAGATCGTGGAGAAATGCGGCCGCATCATCTACACCGACTCCGAGGGCGACAAAGCGATCGCCTATCTGCCGAAGTTCATCTCCGTCGGCCCCTACGTCTTCGGCGGCGGCGAGAACGAGGTGATGAAAGTTCCCGTCAAACTGGACTGCCGTGGCGTCCAGGAAGCCGTTGGCAGCAAGACGGATTACATCCTCGCCCGTCAGTACCTCATCCCTGCGTAACCCCGCTTCCCCCGGTCCAAGCGGCCGGGGGACTTTCTTTTTAAGGAGACAAGATGGCAAAGAAGAAGCTGGCCATGACTGACGACGAGCTCGCGGCGGCCAAAAAAGAAGGAATGAGTCCTGAACTTTCCAAGGATGTCGCAATCCTGGGCACCCGGGAGTTGCAGATCCGAACCCTCTGGTATGGCGGGGAGGAATTGGTAGTCGACGCCATCACCGATGCATTCGCCAGGGCCAAGGAAATCAACGCCGACACTACCCCGATTGAGATGGCCAAAATCATCAAGTCCGAGGTCTACAAAGCCCTCCCCCGAACGATGGCGGTCATTTTCGAGGACCAGGGCATCACGCTCGACTGGTTGGCCCAAAGGGAGAACCGGGTAACCTCTGTGCAGATGTGGGACGTCCTTCAAGCTCAGATCGAAAAGAACGGCCTCAGCGACCGCCTGGGAAAGCTCTTGAAGAGCGAAGGCCTGCTTACCTTCGCTCTAAGTCTGATGAAGAGCAGGTTCCAACCCCCGGAGCAGCCCAAGAATCCGCAATGATTTTCGCGGCCATGGAGAAATACTCGATCCCATCCGTCCAGGTCTTCAAGCGCACATGGACACGGGCTCAGCTCTACCTGGCCAACGATGCCGCCTTCTGGAACGCCCCGAAGGATGCCAAAAGATACTCCAAAATCACCGCGGCGACCGACTGGAGCAAGATTCCAGCCGCCGAAGCCTTCGCCATGATTAGCTTCAGTCTTTCCCCAGAATAGGAGCGCCAAATGGCCGGAAAAGAAAGTGTCCTGGAAACTCTCATCACGATTTTCGCGGCCAATGTGACGCCCCTGCATCAAGGAGTTGACAAGGTCAAGGGCGAATACAAGCGAGCCGGAGACGCCTCTGTCTCGGAAGCCGCCCGCATGCGAACTGCCTTCGACGGCGTGGCGGCAGGTGTCCGTAAATTCGCTGGCGTCCTGGCGGGTCTCGGGATCGGGACCGTGCTCTTCAAGATCGCGGAAGACTTCGACGAAGCCAACAAAAAGATCCGCGCCACCACCGGGGAGACCGGCGCCGCACTCAAGGGCCTACAGAACGACATGAAGGCTGTCTTCGTCTCCCGGGGTTCCTCGGCTGAAGATGCCTCCACCGCGATTATCACCCTCCACCAGCGCACGGGGCTGGCCGGGAAATCTCTCCAAGACCTCGCCATCCAATCCATGCGCCTGGCCAAAATGACCGGATCCGACCTGGCTGGATCGATCGCCCTCACCACCCGCGTCATGGGCGACTGGGGCAACGGCGGCAACAAGGCGGCCGGTACCCTGGACTACCTCTTCAAGTTGACCCAAAAGACCGGGGTATCGCTCGATCGCCTGTCTCAGGCCGTCGTCTACTTCGGAGCCCCGATGCGCCAGATGGGTTTTGATTTCGAGACCGCCGCCGCCCTGATTGGCAAATTCGAAAAAGAGGGCGTCAACGTCGAGACCGTCCTCACCTCGCTACGCCGCGCCCTATCCAACCTCTCCAAGCAAGGCATCAGCGCCCCCGAGGGCTTCGCTCAGATCGTCAAGGAGATCAAGGACGCCGAAACCCCGGTCTTGGCCACCGCGAAGGCCATGGCCGTGTTTGGGGTCAAAGGCGGCTCGGACATGGCGGCCGCAATCAGGGAAGGGCGATTCGAGATCGCCGACCTGATGAAGCAACTGAAGGAAAGCCCCGAGACGATCGCCAAGGCCTCCCAGGAATCTGAAACCCTGTCCTCTGCATTCGGCAAAATCCGAAACGCCCTGATCGCCGCACTGGACCCCCTGGGCGCTCCGATGGTAAAAGCCCTGGACGATATGACACCCCGATTGAAAGGGGCCGCCAATAGCGTCGGAGAACTCATCAAGGGTCTGGCAGGAATCCCAGCTCCAGCCCTGGAAGCGATGGAAGGAATCGCGGCTCTCGTTCTGCTGTCCGGCCCCATCGGAAAACTGGAGATGGCAATCAGAGCTATCCCATTGGCGGTAATTGCCGCGAAGACGTCTTTCGAGAGCCTTGTGCTCGGAACAATGCTGCTCGGGGAAAAGATTGGTCTTGCTACCATCACCATCGGGGGAGCTACCGCTGCCCTTGGTGTGCTTGCACTGGCCGCCGGATATTCCACTATCAAGATCGGGGAGGCCATCAACGCCTTCCTCGAGTGGCAGAGGGTCAAGGCCGAAAATGACGAGGTGGTAAAGGCTGACCAGGAAGCCACCAACGCCATGATCAGCACAGGCATGGATGCATACATCAAGTGGCAGAAGGGTGCCACCCTCGGGGCGAAGGACCTCAAGGCGGCGATCCTCGGGATGAAGGAAGAGCTTCGCAACATCGACAAGTCGAGCCCTGACTACGCCTTGATCGCGGGCGCCATCCCCCAGATGCAGAGCGAGTACACGAAGCGCTTTGGGGCATCGACCAGGACGACGACGCCTCCGCCGAAGGTGACCATTCCCGGCGTTGACCTGAGCGGATTATTCGACAAGGGTGGAAAGGGCAAGAAGGAGAAGACAGCCAAAGAAGCCGATCCCTTTGCCTCTGTCGAGTCCGCCAACGCCATCGCGCTCGCCAAGGTCGGAGCCTATGGCCTCGGAGCAGCGGGGGAGCTCGCGGCCGCCAAGAAGTTGCTCAACGATCTCCAGTTCATCGGCGCGAAGGCCAAGCTGGATTCTAAGGAGCAGCACGAACTCGAACTGAAGATCCTCTCTGCCAAGGAGAAAATCCGGACCGCTACCGAGGCGATCGCCAAGGCTCAAAAAGACGGCGTTGACCCCGTGAAAACCTGGGAGGATTCACTCTCCAAGATCAAGGACGACACCCAAGACCAGTTCGACATCTCGAAGCTCACCGGTGGAACCCTGGAAGATCAGCGGAGCATCCTGGAAGCCCAGGTCGCCCAACTCGAAGCAGCCCAGGCTCCGCAAAGGGCGATCCTAGATGCCCGCCTGCAACTGCTCAGTGTCGAAGAACAAATCACGGCCGAGGGAAAGAAGCAAAACGAAGAGAACAAAGCCGCGATCGAACACCTCCAGAAACAAGCCATCGATCAAGGCCTCAACCTGGCCAAGGATGTCATCAAGGGCGACGGTGTTTCAGCCGGAAGCGTTGTCAGTGGGGCCGGTGGCCTCATCGGTGGCGCGATCGGATTGGCCGGTGGTCCTGGTGGAGTTGCCGCAGGCATGGCAATCGGCAACATCGCCGGGAACATAATCGGTGCCGTGTTCGACCGCCATGACAGGGAATCAGAACAATCGCAGGGCGAGGCGCTGGAACAAGTCAAGGGCTATCAGGCGGTGCGATTTGCCGGTGACATGGAGACGGTCGAAGCCAACCGGAAGGCCGCAGACGACCAGAAATTAGCCGCCGAGAGACAGAAGGAAGCAGCGGACATCGCCAAGCAAGTGGCCGACTTCGACGCACAGAACGCCTCGACCGACTGGGCGGGCCAGTGGATGGACGCATGGCAGACGGAAGCCGACAAGAAGATCCTGAAAAACACCCTGGCAGACGGCGGAAAACAAGGAGAGTTGTCGATCCTGCAAGGCCTAAGACAGGGATTCATTGACTCCCTGATGGCCCAGGGCGGCGACATGGCAACAGCGGCGGATGACATTCGGGTGCTAAATCTGGACCTGATGATCAAAAATCTCAAGGAAGGGATCGCCGGAGTTGGTGACAAAATCAAGGAAGGCCTTGCCAATGCCTTCTCCTCCATCACCTCGCTCAACCCACTCCCCGTGGCCGACGTATCGAGGAGCAATTTCTTCGCCACCGCGCCAAAAGCCATCTTCTACGGCGTCCAGCGCATCGAACAGGTGGTGACGATCAAGTCAGACTCCAGCAACACCGCCGATGTCACCAGGGCTATCGAGGAGGCCATCGCAACCCCTGGCATCCAGCGAAGCCTAGCCAAGGCGAACGGCTTCGAGGGGCAGAAACAGGGGTTTAATTTGGGATTTCAAGGAGCATAAAAGCAAAGGCCCCGGTTTGTTGCCGGGGTCTGTTGGGTTTCCTAATATTCAGGAGGCGGAGTTGCAATCGAGAAGTCTGTCAATTTAATCGAAACATCTGTTGAGTACCAATCAGAGTGAGAGCTAACGTTGGCATGTTTATGAAACGGCTTTAGTGTCAGCTTTATTGTCTGGGTTTCGACTATCTGGTTCACCAGTTCAAATCTGCCTTTGTACTCAGCAATAACGGAGCATTTTATCCAATACGGGGATTTATTCGTATAGAAGGCGTTAAATCCCGTATGTCCAGTATTTGGGGATTTGATTACAAAAGATTCTAATTCTATCTCATCCCCCTTTAGGGATGGGGCAGGCGATGGCGTCGTTTCGATCTCCTGGTTTTTAACCGCAACCGCCAGGGGTGTGGCTTCGGGCAAATTTGACGGCGAGGAACTGGGCGACTCCTGGATAACTTGAACCCCCGTGAGATCGCCGCCTACAAGCGGTTGATTCATGTTCATCGTACAGGCCGCCAAGACTATCGGTAGCAGAAACAGCGTCTTCTTCATCTCATAACCCTCCCTTGCTTCACGGTGAGATTATACCCCAATCAGGAGGATTCCATGCGCACAATTGGTCCCCTAACTCAAGCGTCTATTGATGCTCAGGCCTACAAGCAGGAGATCTTAATCTCGGTCTGGGATGAGAGCGATGTGCCTGCCGAATATTCGATCCCCTCAGATGCCGCAACCGGACGCCCAATCGTTTCATTCTCGCTCGAAAACACGAGTTGGGAGATGACGCTCGAAGTCCACAAAAGTTTTATCCTCGACATCACGGGCGAGCTGGACGGCGTGACCGAGACGACCTGTGCGCTCATCGAAGGGCGCAAGATTGTCGCTACCGAATACCTCGCCAGCGGGGAGCCTCTGGCTCTCTTCTCAGGCAAAATCATGCGCGTGATGCCAGCTCTCGATACGCAGGGCTATCGAACTGGTAAATACCGACTTGATTGCGTGGGGGCGATCGCCGCAGAGGCAGACGCTCATTTCAATCGGTTTGATATCACTCAGACTCCCTACAATCCTGGCATGCTGGAACCAGACGATCGCGCCAGGGTTACAGGAATAGTCAAAAAATATCGCAATACCATCCCGTATACCTACGATGCCACGGCCACTACGGTTTACGGACCGGCAGCGGAAACAGAAATAACGGTTGCTGCTGGTACCGGAGTTGGGTTTGACGATGATGACCTAATTTTCCTACTCAACCTCGACGGACCGAAAATGTACCAGACAAAAATCGCATCAAAGGCTGTTGATATCTTCACCCTGGACAGCGACAACGCCATCGACGCCCCGCTTCAATATCCTTCCGGCTCCATCGTTTTCAAAGCCGCCGCTCTCATCCCCTGTAACTACCTCCCATATTTCGGTAGCGGCACCCTCAATGACTGGGTAACGGTCCTCAATCACGCCGGAACCGCGATGACCAAGGGCACCGATTTTAACGTCTATCGCGATCGCCGCACGGGGCAATTCTATCTCCGATTCCTCACCGACCCCGGCGCCACCTACACGGTCGATGTTTACGTGATCGATCGTTGGGTACTGCTCGACCGCCGCACCTACGACGGGGCGATCGTGGCCCCCTATTACTACGTCCTGGACGGAATCCAGGGGCAGGCCGGAACCGAGCGGCTAAACGACCAGGCCTCGACTACCGTGCGAGCCGATAAAACGATCAGCGCTACCGAACTGTGGGTGACAGATCCGACCGGCATTTTCCCCACATCGTACCTCCCGACCCCCGTCATCGACGTCATCAATCCGGGTGGCGAGGTGGCGCCCTACAACCCATTCGCGGCTACCGGATGGGTCGATAGCGGATCGGGGAGCCTGGGCGGCGGGTGGTGGTCCGATGTTACCTGTCCCACCTACAGCGGCGACCATGCCCTAGCGTGGCATCTGGCGAGCGCCGCTGGCTCCGGCTACTACAATATCTATGGCCAGGGCGTCACCGTGACATCCGGCAAAGGGTACAAAATCCGATGCCGGGCTTATTCTCGCGTGGCGGGCACTCACCTCAAACTCGCATGCCTTCGAGGCGGAACGGTCGTACAGGCGAGCAACGTCATTACCATGGCGGAGTCCTTCCAATTGCTCGAAATGGTCGTGATAGCGACAGGGACCACGCTCGGGATCGACTTCCAATCGGACGCCTACGGGACAAATTTGATCTGGTGGCTCGACGTCGTGACGGTCGACGAATACCCGACCCCCTGGATGGACAGATGGCTATCCACCTGGATCGAGGGGATCGAATATCGCGGCAAAGTTTTCTCCGTGGACAAAAGCGGCGGCGCGAACCACGGCCAGATCGTGCTTGATCCTGATTTCCCCCTCCTGAGCTATGCGGGCGATGCCGAGTTACCCACTGGCGGCGAGGTGGCTGGTAATACCAGCTCCACGCACTACGAGATCTTCGACACTCGCCTGATGCCAAATTTCTTCGACGGCGGTGCGGCTGCCGGACCCTCCTATCTGCCCGAACCGATCGGAGGGTGGTTTAATCTTTTCGTCCGCATCGGAAGCGATGGTAGGCTCCGAAACGTCATCCGAGGATACGACCAGGACGGCATCACGGCGATCGCTGGCAAGGGGCAGATCGACATGGAGGCTATCTCCTACGTCGTTCGACCCTCGGCAGGGTCTTTTAATCCAGACGAAAACAACCCCCTGGCGGATGTGGCGAAAATCATCGTAGATATCCTCCAGGATATACTCCTCATCCCGAGCGTAACAGTGGAAACGAGCGGCTATTGCATTGCTCCGGCGACCGTGGCGCAAGGCAAGGCCGGGGAGGTGCTTGAACAGGTCGTCTCGTCAACACTCCCGCCAAACTATCGAATCAGAGACACCGAGAACGGTGCCGTGGTTGCCGGGTATATCCAACAAAAAGCCGTGCCTGACATCATTCTCCAGGGTGGCAAAACATCGACTCCAAACCAAAAGCCCCTTCGAGCAACTCGCGTGATCGTGATGGGCAAGCAAGTCGAAACCAACCGCGCCGCCCAGCTCGTGCAGGATACCCCTGGCATTCAGAGCCGCATGAGATTATTCGACGGCCCTCGCAGCACCTACGCCGAGGCGGCAAAAATCACGGCGACCACCCTCACCCCGGGAAAGGCGATATTTGCGATTCCCAAGTGTGAGCCCGGGCGATTCCCAATCGTATCCAAGGCCTCCATGTCGTTCGGCCCCGTGGTCAGGGCGTCCATAGGGAGCGCCACAACGCCCCTTGGTGCCGTCACCTATCTACCCATCGGAAGCGCGCCCAATGACGGACAGACCACATTCACCCGGCGAGAGGTGACGGACCTCTCTCCCCTTGGCAGCACTACGGCTCCCTGGTACCTCGTTTTCGAGTTCCTCGACATGGCCCAAAGCGGCGGATCCTATGTCGATGAGATCGAGGTCTACATCAAGGAGGGGGCCTACTGGGAGGCCTGCCTCACCTCGGATACGTCGAAAGCTCCAGCAGACGGCGCAACCGAGGGCGATTTCGGGCAGACCTGGAAACAGCCCGACCGAACCCTATCGGTGAGCAACCGCTACGCAGCGCCGCAGCACATGGCTCGAAACCAGTGTGCCGGGTATCACCGGACGATCACGATCCAGCAGGACGGGCTCACGCAGAGCCAGGCGCAGACCATCGCGGAGGCTACGCTCAACCAGTCCATCAGGGGTTTCGAATCCTACGAGTGGACCGGAGCCTATGACCCTCGCGTACAACCCGGCGACACATGCGGCCTCATGCAGGAGGACGGCAGCGTGGTCAATCGCCTCGTCTGGGCCATCAGTAAGCAGGGCTCATCGATGAGCCTCACCCTCTACGACTACAGCCGGTAAAGCCCCGGCGAGCGCCAGGGCCATGAGAAAGGATTTAGAAAGATGGAAAATCAAGAAAACAAATCATTCCCCCCGATCGATGTCGTGATCGAGGGGAATGACGGAGCGCCATTCAAACTGACGGCAAGAGTCGAAAACAATGATGAACTGCTTTCAGTGATTTCCTCGGCAAAGACACTCCAGAAGGAATTAAACTCCTAATCCTCAGGAGAATCCTTAATTTCGTCAACAATGGCATTGAACATGGCGGCAACTTCCTTGGCCTTTGGAATGCAATGATTATCCTTAAACGAGAGAGTCCTTCCGGGTGCAAGGGCCAATTTAATTAACTCCAGAGCGATATCAAGTCGTTTTTCCTCGTCCATATTTTCCTCCATATCGTGGTGCAAGTAAGACGGCCCCATGATATGGAGGAAATCCCTCTCAATCTGTAAGCAAAAAACAATCTTCACGAAGCCAAATCACCCCGCTTGGGCGGGGTTTTTCGTTTGGAGGAATCCATGGCAGATATCACCATCAGGGCCTATGGCGCGGCTCGCAGCACGGAGGTAGACCTGGACGACGGGAGCCTCCGTCTCCATGACTGGGTAGAATCGTCGTTCGGCGAAGCCAGCCATCCCGAGGCCAAGGAGGAACTCAGCGAGACGGGAACCATCCTCACTCTCCCCCTCGACAACGCCTGGCAGAAGCGCGTCGTCCGCCTCGTGGGTGCGATCCAATGCTCCAGCCATTTCGACAAGCTGGCCAAAATCTCGGCTACAAACTCCCTCTTCCAGGGCCTCCGCACGATTCGGCTCCACGGCCGCGAGATGGACGTCATCCTCCAGGCCCCAAAGGAGATCGGGGAGGGCAAAAAGACCCCCTTCCTCTACGAGTACGAGGTGACAGGCTCTGCACTCACCCCCCTGCCTTTCTGGCGCGACTGCGATACTTTGGCCGGGATTCAGTGGAGCGACCTGCTCTACCCCGACTATGGGGTACCGCCGGGGGAAATCCAGCCAGCATGGATCTTCGGCCCAGGCGGGACAGCGCTCAACCTCAACCCTGGCACCGGGGCGCACTTCACGATCAACAACTGGGGCAGCGCACCGACCAACGCGGCGATCGCCCTCTCCGGCCTGGCATTCCCCTTCCCATCCGTTCCGTTCTACATTCACGGCATCGGCAACCAGAGGGCGATCGTCTCGGAAATCGAAGTGGGTACCGAAACTGCGACGATTGCCGAATCAGCCCGCCTCATCCTCTATCCCGGCCTCAATCCGATCCGCATGGAGACTGCAGCAGGCACGGCGGTAGACCTCACCTACAGGGCAGATACTCAATTCGACTTCGGGGCCACCAAGCTCCGCAACCTATAAGGAGGACCCGTGCGACAACTTGATCTCGGACACCTCCCCCTCTCTCGCTCCGTCCTCCTGTCCATCTTCTCGCGCCTCTATGCCGAGCTCTCCAACGTGGCAGGCTATGCCGTGGGGACCGGCTTCCCGGTCTTCGGAGCGGGCCATCTTGGGGCAGACATCAACAACGCCATCGATGGCGTGGACGCCGCGATCGTCCAGGCGGCAACCCTGCTCGGCAAGACAACCCCAGCCAACGGTACCCGCATCGCCGACTTCCGCACCGGCAGCCATGACGTGATCCGCATGCACAGCGAGCTCGATCGGCTGCACACTAGCATCGCCACCCTGCCCACCTACTCGATCCCCGCCGACATGCAGCCGCGATATCCCTACGCCCTCGCCCGCACCGCCTCCGCCTCCTACATCACCTCCGCAGGGGCCTATGCCGTCGCGGGGGATGGAGTGCCTCGGTTCGGGCTGCCTGGGCCGATAGCGCGACGGAATCTATTCGTATGGTCGGGCGATCCTACAAAATCCCCCTGGGATAAGTCGGACGTCACCATCACTGGGGGGCTCCCGGACGCTTTCGGCGGGAATACCGCAACGCTGTTAACGATGACAACGAACGGGGGCGGGGTTATTTATCAGCCGTTCGCCGTGACGGCCGGAAAACAGATGATCTAT